AACGATCTTATAGATAGAGAAAACAGATTAGCCACAGAAGCAGAGCGTTTTGCAAGAGCAAGAAAAAATGTAGCAATGGAAATGCGAGAAGCCTCAGTAGGAGAGGGTTTTAATAAAGCAATGGAACAGTATTTCATAAATGCAAAAACGCAAATGGAAAATGGTGGACAAATGTTTCAAGCAGTAATTGGAAACATGGAAGCGGCTTTAGATAGGTTTGCTAGAACAGGAAAATTATCTTTTAAGGATTTAGCACGAAGCATTATGCAAGATATGTTTGCTATACATTTAAAAGCGCAAGCCTTGCAAATATTTAAAGGTATAAGTAATGCATACACAGGGAATGCAACTTCAAATTTATTTCAAGGTAGTGCAAATTATTCTGGTGGCTTTGGAGGTTATGCGGCTGAAGGCGGGGATATATCCGCAAACAAAACTTACGTTGTGGGCGAGCGTGGTCCAGAATTGTTTGTGCCGAAATCATCTGGCACAGTCATTCCAAACAATATGCTTGGGTCAATGGGTAGCAATCAGGCAAGCGTTGTTTACAATGGTCCATACATAAACAACATGAATGCAATAGATACAAGAACATTTGAAGATTATTTATACGCTAGTAACAAAGCGGTGTGGTCTGCTAACCAATACGCAAACAAATCACTTGCTATTGGACAGGGGAGAACGTAATGTCATTTCAAACAATAATAAACATTCAGCAAAGAATGAATGTAAACAATCGTAGGGTTGTGGGTCAGCAAGTTAGTCGTGGGGGTTATGTAACAACCGCACAGTATTTAACTGCCGTGCCTTGGGTGTTTACAGTTCAACCTCACGCCTTTTTATACTATCCGCAAGTGCGTGATGTAATACAGTCAATAGACAACGCAGACAGACAAAACCCACAAAACATAACTTTTAACACAGACACACTTTCATGGTTTACTGCATACCAAGGAAATCTTACAACGGGACAAGCAAATGCTTTAACGCTATCTGCTGTACCAGCCGCAAACTCGCAAACGATTAGCGTAGGAAATTTGCCATCGGTAGGCTCTACAGTAATAATTTTTAAGGCGGGAGATTTTTTACAACTTGGCTCATATGTTTATAAAGTAACGGCAGAAGTTTTGCGTGGGGCAACATCTACAGTATCAGTAAATTTGCATAGACCCGTAATAGGAACGCCAACAGTAGGAACATTAACAGCCGTTGGTAGTGCGGTTGTTTTCCCTGTAGTAGCAGAAGTATGCCCAACATATACGCTTAATCCTATGACTAATGGCGCGTTTGTTGAATGGACAGGAGAATTTGTGTTTAGGGAATACATAATATGACAACTATTAATGCAGTAACAAGTCCATCTATACGTCATGCCGAATTTGTAAAACTTAGCATTGGAACATTAGGCTCTCCAACAACTGTGTATGCATTTTGTAATGCTGGTGCGGCTATTACTGTAGACGGCACTTCCTATACTAATCTTGGTTCTTTGCTTGGTGTGGGTGATGTGCAAAGAGACATTAAGGCTACAAGTGACGATATGACTGTTACTCTTACAGGCATAGACCCAGCCAATGTTGCTTTGGTTTTATCGGCAAATATTAAAGGCTCTATAGTAGAAATATTTAGGGGATTTTTAGACACTAATAATCAAATAATTACTACGCCTACGCAACAATTTTTTAAACGCTATCAGGGCATCATAAGCAACGTAAGTATTAATGAATCTTTTGATATTAAATTAAGAACACGCATAGCAACTTGTTCTATATCATCATCAAGCATGAGGAGAGTTTTAGATAATAGATTGGCTGGAGTGATTACAAATCAAAATTCATGGCAAACTTTTTATCCTAACGACACTAGCATGAATAGAGTGGAAGTTATACAAAGTACGTTCTTTGATTTTGGTGCGCCCGTTAAACAACAAACACAAACAAACGCTAGTGCAGAATGATAAGAAAAGCAACAAAATATGATTTGCCTTGTCTTGTAGAAATGATGCGTCATTATGCAAATGAATCGCCAACACAAGCACAAAACAATTCAAAACAAAACAACGCTACTTATGTGCAAGATTTATTTTTTTCCTTAATTGTAGGAAAGGGCTTTATTCTTGTAGATGAAAACCTAAATGGTTTTATAGCCGCAATAAAAATAAAAAACATATGGCGACCTACTGTGTACGAGTTACATGAATTAGCGTGGTGGGTAAAGCCAGAAAAAAGGAATACAACATTAGGCGGCAGATTGTGGACTACATTTAATGAAACTGCTCATGCAATGCTAGAACAAAAAGAAATAGATATGATTTGTTGCACAAAGATGGCAACAAGCCCAACTATTAATTACGAAAAACGCGGCTATAAATATCTGGAAACCAGATACTTTAAGGATGAACTATGCCAGCAACTCTAATAGCGTATGCCGCAACAATTACTATTGAACAAATCATAGTTTCATTTGTTGTTAACTACGCTTTGTCGTATGTTATGAATGCAATATTTGCAGAAGGTGGTGGCGCAGTACCGCCAGAACCAACCGATCAAGGCACTAGGCAACAGATACCTCCATCAACTGCAAACACAATCCCAATCGTTTATGGCAAAGCATATTTAGGCGGCACATTCGTAGATGCGGCATTAACTACCGATCAAAAGGTTATGTATTATGTTTTGGCTGTAAGTAGCATTTCGCCAACTGGAACATTTACATACGACACATCTGATATGTATTTTGGCGATAGAAAAATTGCTTTTGCTGGTGCGGGTAATCCAGCAGTCGCAAGTCTTGCAGATCAAGCAATACCGCCAAATGTAGACACAACAATTGCTGGCAATTTAGAAATCTATTTGTATACATCTACTACTGCTGGCGTAGTTAGTGGGGCAAATACTGCTTTGATGCCGTGGGATGTTATGGGCGCGTCATCAGGATTAGAAGCAAGTCTAAGATGGTCAAGCACTAACAGAAATATGAATGGGTTGGCTTTTGCTATTATTAAACTTACATATAACAGAGAAGCAAATACAACACAACTTACGCCCGTGACATTTAACGTCACACAAAACCTCAATGGACTTAATAGAGCAAGACCAGCCGATTGCTGGTATGACTATTTAACTAATTCAGTTTACGGAGGTGCAGTAGATGCAACTTATGTTGATACAACAACTAGAGATGCATTAAACACATACTCTGATGAACTTATTACATACATTCCAAGCGGTGGCGGTAGTGCAACGCAACGCAGATACACTATTAATGGAGTAGTAAATGCTGGTCAGAATGTTTTATCAAATCTTAGCAAAATACTTGTATCGTGTGATTCATGGATGGCGTATAACCCGCCTAATGGAAAATGGTCAATCGTAATCAATAAGGCGGAAACAACCTCTTATTATTTTGACGATACAAATATTATTGGTGAAATACAAGTTAGTTGTATTGACATAGCAAGTTCAATAAATAAAGTAGAAGCCAAGTTTCCAAACAAAGATAACAAAGATCAATACGCCTATGTAAATGTGGAAACACCAGTTGGGCTTTTGTATCCTAATGAACCAGTTAATAAATATTCTTTAACATTAGATTATGTAAACAACAACATACAAGCAACGTATTTAGCAAATCGTATGCTTGAGCAAGCAAGAGAAGATTTAATTGTTAATTTTTCTACAACGTATTACGGCATACAAGTTGACGCGGGCAATGTAATTGCTGTAACTAATAGCGGCTATGGTTGGAATAATAAATTATTCCGCGTAATGAAAGTAAATGAAATAGCCTTAGAAGATGGAACGCTTGGTGCAAAACTAGAATTGAATGAATACAATGCACAAGTTTTTGATGATATAAGCATTACGGCATTTAGCCCCGCGCCTAATAGCGGGTTGCCATCACCAATTTATTTTTCTGCGTTAACCGCGCCAACTGTAACTTCGTCTGCACCAAGTGCAACTGTTCCAACATTTAATGTGCAAGTAACAATACCTACAACGGGTCGAGTTACTTTTATTAATCTTTTCTACACAACATCTGCAACGCCTACGGCATCAGATTGGGCAAGCCTAGCCACATTTGAAAATCCAAGTTCTTTGCCGTTTACAAATGCAACAACTGTTAATTTCTTAAACAATTCATTGCCATCAGGAAATTATTACTTTGGATACCTAGTCGGCAACGATATAAGCCAATCAGCAATTAGTAGTTTAAGTAGCGTCTTTGCATGGTCACCCGTAGGCGCGGGATTGCAAGTTGCTACTGTATCTTTGTATCAATGGCTTGCAACAACACCAGCATCTCCAACGGGCAATTCAACTTATACATGGGCTACTGTTACAAATAGCGCATACACAGCCGCAGATGGATGGGAAGTTGCAATACCAACAAACCCTTTAACTGCGGGTTACAAATTATGGTCAGCAACTAAAAACATAAGTGCGGCAGTAGGAACAGCAACTACAACTATAAATTGGACAACTGGTTCTACTTTGGCGGCATTGTCTATAAACGGGTCGCAAGGTACGTCTTCGCGTATTTGTTTTGCAAGAGTACCAAGTAATCCAACGCCAGTAAGCGGAACGATTACAACAAGTGGCGGGGCATCTTTCCCTAGTGGCGCAGAATCATTGGCAACATGGGGATTTACCGCCACATGGGTGGCAAGCGACCCAGACCCCTCAAGTACCAATTCCCTATTTCAATCAGAGGGCTTATACAACCCAGCAACAAACACTACGGCATGGTCTACGCCATACATCAGTAGTTTAAAAGTTGGCACATTGTCAGCAATTACAGCAGACATGGGAACGCTTACTGCGGGTGAAATTATTGTTGGTACATCTCCAGCAGTAAGTGGCAACACAATGACGGGTACGGGTACGCATTTGTATAGCAATGGAAGATTTGTTATGGGTAACGCCACAACAAACATAACATTTAATGGAACAAATGCATATCTAAATGGCTTTACATCATTAGCACAAATATATGGCTCATCAACAACAACAGAATATTGGACTGCAAACACTCAAATTTATGATCAATACACAAGCCCAGTAACTATTACAAACTCTGGGTCAAGTGGCTTTGATAGCACTAAGCCCATATTTTTATTGTTAACTACGCAACTTGGTTTAGGTTGCACTACTGCTGGTAATAGCGCACCTCCAGCACTTGTCGTACAACAAGCATACATAGAATATTCTTACTCAACTAATAATGGTTCAACTTATACGGCATATACAACATTTGGTTATCCAGCCAGAATTAAGTCTATTTCTGCAAACTACACAACCATATACGGGTTTAATAGAAACTTTATAAATAGTGGTGCATTTAATTTGCAGTTTGATATTGCCGCACAAGCCCCGTCAGCAACTAATATTAGATACAGAATATGGCGAAGGTATATTGCCTATGGTGATAATTCAGCAACAACAACTGGTTATTTTGGTGGTGTTGTTATTGCACCTTCTTTTACAGAAGTTGAAACATACTTTAATGCGGCAACATTAATGATCTTACAAGTAAAGGCATAAGATGAATTACTCAGCACTTGTCTATCCAAAACAAACAACAATAAACTTTACGCAACCAGAAATCCCGCAAGGCTATTTGTATGCTTCTTTTCAATCAGTTTCATGGAATTTGTTGAGCGAATTGGAGATTGACAGGACAGAATTTTGGACAAACGAAACAGGCGAATACACATTAGAGCAAGCAACAGAACTTGCAAACTCAAATGCATCCGCAAGTTTTAATTCGCAAAAAGCAAAAGCGTTGCTGGCTGAAACCGATTGGTCAGAAATTCCTAGCGTGTCTGCTTTGACAAGTACGCCACGACTTGTTAACACGCAAGAATATATTACATACAGAGTGGCATTGCGAGAGATTGCAATAAACCCCACGGCTGGCTACATTGCGTTTCCAGTTAAGCCATCCTCTGTTTGGGCTTGACCGCTAGGTTAAACTACGGCACAATACAAACAAGACAAGACATCCGAACCTTGCGAGTACGCGGGGCGCGTCACAACCTGAGAACAGGGAACTGTCATGGCACTATTTTCTAAGAATACCCTTACGCAAGTGTCGGGGTTTGACAACCAGATCATTTCTGGCGAACTTGTTTACAACCAAAAAACCTTTTGGAATTTAGCCCTTGCAACTGATGGCATACCTATTGATTTAACTGGCGTTACTATTGACGCACAGATTATTCGTAGGCAGATTTCCAACTTAATTGATACGCGGTATGGACTAAGTTTTGATATTGCGGATTACACAGTATCAACGCCAACGGCAGTAAACCTAACCATTTCTAATCGTGTAAACGCATCAGGATTGTTTACTTTAGTCATTGATGAATCTACTTGGTCAGTTATTTCTACAGACCCACAATTAGACATTAACGCAACAGACCCTGTAGCGTTTAGTGGTCGCATCAAATTAAGTTTTCCTGTGGCTGGAACAAACCCCGCGCAAGACCAAATAATTTTCTTGTTGTTCTTGGTTCGTTCTGATGGTGTGGTGAATTGATATGTCTATACAAGTCACAGTTGTTAATGAAAACAACATTGCCGTTGAGGTAACCCCTACTGC